CGGTTTTACTCCTACCGATAGAAGCAGACTTGGCGTGGCAGAGGTAAAAAAGATGAGCCGACTAGAAGAATTAATGACAAAGAAAGCAAATCGTGAATAGTTGGCCACCTGCTCATCTCACCCCGGTATCTCCGGAAGCAATAAAGCGTGGTGATGGTGAGTATGCTATCGAGTTCACCGAGGCCTTTGGTTCAATCGGTAAAGACGGTATTGCCGGCCTAGCAGGTGAAGCACTTAAGTTGAGAGATTGGCAAAAAGAACTTATTCGCCATGTATACGCAAAAGATGAAGATAGCGGTCTACAATTTAGGACAGCACTCATCGGGATGCCAAGAAAGAACGGCAAGTCTGCCCTATCATCCGCAGCCTTCGGTCTTTATAGTTTGATTGCTGAGGGTATACACGGTGGAGAGGTTTACTCAGTAGCTGCTGAAAAGGAACAGGCCAGAATTGTATTTGGCGAAGCAAAGAGAATGGTTGAAACTTCGGAGCTGTCAGAGCTTTGCACCTTGTATCGAGATGCTATTTTTGTACCTTCGACAAATAGCGTTTACCGAGTCGTGTCTGCTGAGAGCTATAGCAAGGAGGGGTTAAACCCTACTCGAATTATTTTTGATGAGGCCCACGCACATAAAGATAGAACTTTGTTTGATGTGTTCTCACTTGCTATGGGAAACCGAGGCAAACTCGGTCAGCTAATCGCTATCACTACAGCCGGTCAAAAGACAGATATGACCGGACAGGACTCTATTGCTTACAGTCTTTACCAATACGGCAAGAGAGTTGCCAGCGGTGAAATAGATGACCCTACTTTGTTTATGGCTTGGTGGGCCGCACCAGATGAGGCAGACCATCGTGATGTCGAGGTATGGAGGAGAGCGAACCCCGGCTTTGATGACCTAGTTTCTAAAGATGACTTTGAATCAGCGGTTAGGCGAACACCAGAACCGGAGTTTAGAACAAAGCGATTAAATCAATGGGTTAGCTCTATGAACGCTTGGCTACCAAATGGAGCTTGGCAACCACTTGGTCAAGAGCGTGAGTTACTTCCCGATGAAGACATAATCATTGGGTTTGACGGCTCATTTAACGGTGACTGTACAAGCCTTGTCGGTTGTACGATTCCAAAAGAGGATGAGAAGCCCTATTTATTTATGATTAAGACTTGGGAGAAGCAACCCGAAGATACCGATGACTGGCGTGTAAATACTCAAGAGGTTGAGGACATGATTATTCAATTCTGCTCAACTCATAATGTTAAAGAGATAGCCTGTGACCCTTATCGTTGGCAGAGGTCTATGGATGCTATGTCAGAGATGGGATTACCAGTCATTGAGTTTCCGTCAACTAGCCCAAGCCGAATGGTTTCTGCCTGTGCCAAGTTTTATACCTCGGTTACAGAGCAAACAATGATTCACGATGGTGACCCACTACTCGAGCGACACTTAACTAACGCAGTAGTCAAGACGGACAGAATTGGGCCTAGAATTGTAAAAGACAACCGAGGCTCACCACGAAAGATTGATGCTGCTGTAGCGGCAGTCATAGCCTTCGATAGGGCAACTGTTGGTAGAGTGGAGGATGAGCAACTTGTCCCACAATTCTTTATCTAAGGCGGATATGGCAACGACACTTCAAATCATCGGAGCTTCAGCAATAAGTATTGGCGCAGGTCTTATCTTTATCCCGGCAGGTTTAATCATCGCCGGTATCTTTGCACTTTTATTTGGCTTGGCTGCCGAAAGGAAATAACTAAATGCTCAACAATCTTTTTGAACAGCGAGCAATAAGCTTCCAGACAATTTGGGGTACTGGTGGTGACATCGAGGTTCTAAACCAATCGGGCACAGTAATCAATCCTGAAACTGTCTTCCGAGTTAACGCAATCTTTTCAGCAGTCAGCCTTATCTCTGACACAATCTCAACCCTCCCGGTTGACTCATACATCCGCAGAGATGGCGCACGGTTTGCCTTTAGACCAAGACCAGCTTGGGTACAACAGCCGGACATTGATACAACCAAGGAAGCTTTTTATGGTTCATTAATTGTTTCTATGTTGCTTGATGGTAACGGTTTTGTTCGAGTCTTTAGAGATAGCTCTGGCCGAGTAGTTAACATGACAGTTCTAAATCCAACTAAGGTTGAAATCCGGAAAGACAAAGTTGGTGGAGTTACCTTTATTCATGAAGGTGAAAACAAGCCGCTAAACAAGAATGAAATCTTACACATCCCTGATGTCGTTCGACCCGGCGAAACTCGAGGCATCTCAAGGGTTACGGCACTAAAGGATAATTTTGGACTTGCTCTTGCTTTAGAATCTTATGCTGCTCGATTCTTCGGTCAAGGCGCAAGCACTAACGGCATCATTGAGTTTCCCGGCAACCTAACACCGGAGCAAGCCAAGCAACTAGTTGAGGGCTTTGATGCTAGGCATAAGGGATTCCGCAAAGCTCACAAGACTGGTGTTCTATCGGGTGGGGCAAAGTTTGTACAGACCACAGTAGCGAACGACCAAGCTCAATTTATTGACTCACGCAGGATGGCTGTCGAGGATGTAGCTAGAGCCTTTAACATTCCTCCGCATCTACTTGGACTACCGGGCACAAATACTTATTCAAGTGTTGAGCAAAATAATATTGCGTTTGTAACTCACACACTTCGCCCAATAGTTCAAAAGCTAGAATCAGCCTTTACATTACTTATGGTTAACGAGCCCGGTGGCTCAACAGCCTTTATTAAGTTCACGCTTGACGGATTATTGCGAGGCGATGCCAACTCACGCTTCTCGGCTTACAGCGTTGGTCTACAGGCCGGATACCTAACCATTAATGATATCCGCAGACTCGAAGACTTGCCACCTGTTGAGGGTGGAGAGATTATTCGTGTACCACTAGCGAGCGTCAACATTGATGCCGCCGAGCTAGTAGCTACCGACAAGCGAGTCAACATGGCTCAGAAGCTAGTCAACTCAGGTTTCGACCCATCGGAGGTCCTATCGGTAATGGGCTTGCCAGCTATCGGTCACACCGGAGTGCCGACTGTTCAACTTCAGGGTATTGCTCAGATAAACCCAGAGGACCCAGAAGCGGCTTACGAGGTCTAACTTTGCCAATTACTACAGGACAGATAGTTGCTGGCACAGCCAGAATTGCGATTGGCGGAAGCTCAGTCAGCGATTGGAGATTGCACATTCACAATATGGATAACACGACTGCTCTTTTTATTGGCAACGAAACTGTCACAACTTCAAATGGATTTAGCCTTTTTAAAGAGGACTCATTAGAGCTTCAATGCTATCCAAATGAGCATATCTATGTTATTTCAGCTAAAGGTAATCACCCTATCTCATTCCTAAAGCAGGTATAAAAATGCCCTATTACATTACACAGACAAATCCTGATTGCCCTAACTGGGGAGTTGAGAAAGAGGATGGCGAACTAATCGGTTGCCATGACTCAAAAGAATCCGCTATTGACCAAGCAGTTGCTGTAAGTATTAATGATGATACCGAGTTTGTTGGCGAAAGAGCAGCAGTTGGTTCGCTAGAAGTTGGTGACTTTGTTTCTTGGTCACCACTTGACCCAAGGGTTGCAGCTCAGGTCGAAATGGTCGAGAGTCAGTTTGCTATCGTTCGACTATTTGAATTTGAGGATGGCATCTTCGAGCCAACCGACAAGATGATGGTTATAAATGTATTTCAGTTAGAAAAGATACCAACCCCAAAGATGATTGCTGTCGAGTTGCCAGATGACTCAATGCCACTTGACCAGCCCGAAGGCGATAACCTGCCTGACAATTACAGACCGGCTCTAGCCGAGGATGTCCCAGGGGGCAGAGCTTGTGGCAACTGTTTCTTTTACGATGAGTCAAGGCTAAACGCTGAGGGCGATAAAGCTTGGTGTGAGCGTTGGGATGACTTTGTTGATGGTGGCTATTATTGCAACTCTTGGCAAGCAGGTGAAGAAGATAGAGCCGCACCAGATGCTATTTCAATCGGTGACTCAGTATCTTGGAACTCATCGGGTGGTCGAGCTACTGGCAAGGTTGTCAGGATTGAGCGAGATGGCAGAATCAATGTCCCAAATAGCGACTTTACAATTACCGGCACAGAGGATGACCCTGCTGCTCTAATTAGGGTTTACCAAGAAACCGATGAGGGTTGGGTAGTAACTGATGTCCTAGTTGGTCACAAATTCAGCACACTAACTAAACTTGATGATTTACAAGAGGCAAGGGCAATAAATCAAGAAGCCCCTGCCTACATGAGAGCAGCAGCTCGGCGTGGCCTTGAGTATTACGAGGAAGGCCTTGCTGGTGACGGCGTTACCCCCGGCACGATTCGAGAGGCTAGAGAAATGGCTGGTGGTCGAGTTAGCGATGACAAGTGGATTAGAATTGCCGCTTGGATTGCTAGACATCTAGTTGACCTTGACTCACCAGATGCAAACCCAAACTCAGACAATTACCCATCAGCAGGTGTAGTAGCACATTTACTTTGGGGTTCAGGACCAAGCAAGCGTGCAGCGCAACGGACTAAAGACTACGCTGATTCAGTAGTTGCTAGAATCAGAGCAGAGGAAACTAACAGCATGAATAATAAAGACAAGTGGCTAAAGGTCGCAAGAGCAATCGCCCTAAAGATTGACGGCCCACAGACTAAAGAGCCCGAGATTAGAACCAACAGCGTTGACTTTGAGGTTAGGGCTGAAGGTGACGGTATGACCTTTACCGGCTATGCCTCAGTATTTAATAGCCCATCCGAAGACCTTGGTGGCTTTATTGAGTATGTTGCCCCGGGTGCTTTTAAGCGTTCTCTACAATCTCGCAACGAGGTAAAGCTACTTTGGAACCATGACTCAGGTGAGCCACTAGCTTCCCTTCGAGGTGGCACTATGCAACTTGTCGAGGATTCCAGAGGTCTAAAGGTTACTGCCCAACTTCCAAACACCACTAGAGGTAGAGATGTAGCTGAGCTGCTAAGGACAAATGTTATCAATACAATGTCCTTTGGATTTAATGTCATAAGAGATTCATGGTCAAGCGATGGTAAGACACGCACTCTAGAGTCAGTAAGACTTTTTGAAGTCAGCGTAGTTTCGTTTGCCGCCTATCCCTCAACAACTGCTCAGGTCCGGTCTGGCAACCCAACCATAAACCCCGACCAGTTAGCCGATGCTCTCCTAAAGTTAGAGTCTGGCGAAGAACTCGATGAGGCTAATGCCAACCTAATTACCGATGTGGTTAACAAACTAAAGGCACAGCCCGAAATCGAAGAAGTAATTGACAACGGCCTCGAGTTACTAGACCTAAAGAAAAAGCAGTTTGACCTTTTACTAAAAAGGATATAAAGATGGCAAGCAAAGATGACATTAAAAGAGCCATACTAAAGGCAGCGGGTAATCCCTCTGTTGGCGTAATTGCTGACCTAGCCGAGGACCTAGCTAACGCTGTATGGGAACTCGATAACACAAACTCATACAACCCAGCCAAAGAAGCAAGGGTTGTTGAAAGTAAAGAAACCCGGTAGAGTTTTCTTTAGCCCTAGCTCAACCCCCTTTCTGAGCTAGGGTTTTCTTTTGCCTATAAAATTATGACTAACGGCTGAGTGTAAGCACCGCTGTATCTGTTGAGTGTAAGCACCGCAGGAAAAATCCAATCATCTAATCCGAAAGGAAATCATGTCTGATTTCATTAAGACTCAGATGGATGCTCGCAACAACCTAATCGCACAGGCAAGAGAAGTTCTTGACTTTGCTCAGGCTGAAAAGCGTGGCCTATCCGCTGAGGAAAACCAAAAAATTGCTCGTATCGAAGCTGACATCGACTCAGCCGATGCAACAATCGAAACTGCTCGCAAGCTAGCAGAGCGTGAAGCTCGTGCATCTGAGGCAGCAGTATCATTCGCACCATCAGCACCAACAGCACAAAACTCTGATGCTGACATTCTTCGCTCAATCGCTTCTGGCGAAATGCGTGGATACGACTTCGCTCGTGAAGCTCGTACACTAGTACCATCCAGCAATACCGTTGGTCAGAGTTTCTTCGACCAAGTGTTTGAAATCGCTCAGCTAGTTGGCCCAATGCTAACTGTCTCTGAGGTATTCAACACAACCTCTGGTGAAAACCTAGTAATCCCAACTGTTACCGCTACCTCATCCGCAGGTTCAGTAGCAGCTGCTGGAACTATCTCCGAGAGCAACCCAACCTTCTCATCCATCACTCTTGGTGCTGAGAAATACGGAGCACTTGTACAGGTAGCTCAGGAACTCGTAACAGATGCTGGATTCAACATCACTAGCTACATCGCACAGCAGCTTGGAACCTCTTTGGGTCTACAGGCTAACTCTGTTCTAACCACAAAGCTATCTGCTGCCGCAGGCTCAGTAGTAACTGGTGGAACCGGTGTATCAGGTGCTGCTTCATACGAAAACCTAATTGACTTGGTTTACGGCATTGCAGACGGTGCTAGAGTGTTGCCGGGCCTCGGATTCCAGATGGCAAAGTCTGGTATCGCAGCAGCTCGCAAGCTAAAGGATGGCGCAGGAAACTATATCTGGACCAACTCAGCAGTACCGGGACAGCCAGCAACCTTGCTTGGCTACCCAGTATTTGAGAACCCAAATGTTGCCGCAGTTGGCACCGGAACAAAGAGCGTGCTCTTTGGACACTTGCCTTCCTTCAAGGTCCGTGTTGCTGGTGGAATCCGTGTTGACCAGAGCGCAGACTTTGCGTTCAACACAGACACCGTGACTTACAGAGGTCTAATCAGACTTGATGGTGGACTAACACACGCTACCCACATTGGGTACTTCAAGGGTGGAGCAAGCTAAACCCTAGCTCCCCAGTAAAAAGCTGGCAGGGGTCGCAGAGCGTAGGACTGCGGCCCCTGTCTTTTTTTGCTATTGTTTATGTATGCCTACGAATAAAGAGAAACTAACCGGAGCTGTAAGCCTTTGGTCTAATAGCTATAACTCACCAACCGGATACGGACAACAGGCCACGATGCTAGTTGACCGCTTAAAGCGTTCGGGTCTTGATGTCGCTATGTTGTCTAACTACGGCCTCGAGGGAATCCCTAGCACAATAGAAACCCCTTACGGCGAAGTCCCACATTACCCTAGAGGAATTGACCTTTACTCAAATGACTCTGGACCGATAGACCACAAGACATTTATCAGTCAGCACGAAAAACCTAACTTGTTTATTAGCCTTTACGATGTTTGGGTTATGAAGGCAAAGGGATACGATGACTTCCCGATAGCAGCGTGGACACCACTCGACCATGTAACTCTACCTAGAGGAGTTGAGAGTTTCTTACGAAAAGAGAATGTAACACCAATAGCGATGTCACCTCATGGAGTTAGACAGCTTACCGAAAAAGGAATTGATTGCGAGTACGCACCTCACGCTATTGATACAAGTATCTACAAGCCAACATACAAAATCGGGAAGCACGAGATAAATGCTTATATGGGACTAACCCCGGATACCTTCGTTGTCGGTGTCGTTGCCGCTAATAAGGCATCTGGTCTAGTTCACCGGAAAGCCTTCGGGGAACTTATTCTCGCCTTTAGTATCTTTGCTAAGACTCACCCCGATGCGGTTATCTATCTACACACAGACTCGGTTGGTCAAGCCGGTGGTTGGAACTTACTAAACATACTCGACTCGGTTGGTATTAAGAAGGAACAAGTAATCTTTCCAAACCCTAATGACTACCGCTTTGGATTAGCTAAACACGACCTAGCCGCACTCTACTCACGCATGGATGTTTTACTCGCACCTAGCTTTGGTGAGGGCTTTGGAGTTCCAGCAGTCGAGGCTCAAGCGTGTGGCACTAGAGTAATCGGTTCAAACTGGGCTGCTACCCCGGACCTAATAAGCGAAGACTCTTGGCTTACAGATGGGCAGTTAACTTGGGATGCAGGGCAAGATGCTTGGTGGATGACCCCAAGTGTATCTAGCCTAGTAAATGCCCTTGAGGAGGCGTACAAGGCCGAGCGTGGCCCCTCACAGGTAGCTATAGACTTTGCTAGCCGGTTCGATGTTGAAAAGGTTTGGGATGAGCATTGGCTGCCGATACTCAAGAAGCTTCTGAAATAGATTTAGTAGTAATTGGGTCTTCGCTAGGTAGAGAGGATTGGCTTGCGGAGTGTTCGGCTTCAATCAACCGAAATCACATAGCAGTTATTAGCTTTGGCTTTGAGCTTGCAAAAATTGCTTGGGTAATTAAAAACACTAATGCCGATAGGTTCTTGTTTCTACAAGACTCTTGGAAAATAAAAGATAAAACCTTTTGGGACTTACTCGATGACACTTCTGGCTCAGTTGCTATAACTGCTGACCCGTACTATTACGGATGTTACGCCGGTGTTTATGAGCGTTGGGTTATTGACCAAATTGGACTTCCAGTAATTACTAGCAAGCGTGAAGCAATAGATAATGAGATTGCTTGGCACAAAGACTATGTGAAAGTAGCAGGTAAGCCTTTAGTTTTATTCCCAGAGTTAAAAGACTCTAACGCAACAAGACAAGTAGAGAAGCACGGCAGAACTAACCTAGTGTTAGAGAATGACTACATAGTTAAATACAAAGGAACTTGGAAATGATAGAAAACCTAATAGTGCCGGTACTAAACCGGTATGACCTACTCGAACGGATGCTCGAAAGCGTAGATGTCCCGGTTGACCATCTCCTAGTTATTGATAATGGTGCTTCGGTTATGGCAGAGCCACTAGAGCTAAAGGCTAACGATAACTTTGCTAAAGTTACACATTTACGGATGCCAGCCAATCTAGGTGTGGCAGGGTCTTGGAACTTAGGCATTAAATCATTCCCTTACGCTCAGCGTTGGTTTATAGCCTCTAACGATGTTGTCTTCGAGTCAGGGGCCTTAGAGGAACTAGCGAAAGCTCGCAGGGATGAAATAACCCTGACAGGTGAGGCCCCACATTGGCAGGCCTTTGTATTAGGCGATGAGGCAGTAAGTAACATAGGGCTATTTGATGAGTCTTTGTTTCCTGCCTACTTCGAGGACAACGACTATATGAGGCGAGCTGAGTTTGTTGGTGTAAACATTAGACGGCTTAACATAAATGTAAAGCACGACAACAGCTCAACAATCAAGGCTGGATACGAGCACAAGAACGCAAAGACCTTTCTTGCTAATCAAAAATACTACGATTTGAAAATGACTAACAACGATTACAGTCAAGGTGTATGGTCATTAGAGACAAGAAGAACGAACGGATGGGAATGAGCTTAGTTTATACAGGGGGAACATTTGACCTTTATCACGCTGGTCACGCTAGGTTTCTAGCTCGTTGTTCTGAGCTTGGCCCCGTGACCGTATCACTAAACACCGATGAATTTATTGAGGAGTACAAGGGCAAGCCCCCGGTCCTAAGTTATGCTGACCGGGCTGAGGTTTTATTGTCCACAAGGTATGTTGACCAAGTAGTGCTAAACTTAGGTGGGCCAGATAGCAGAATAGCAATAGAACAAGTAATGCCGGACATTATTGCTATTGGCTCTGACTGGGCTAGGCGTGATTACTATACACAGATGGCCTTCGACCAAGACTGGCTTGATGAACGAGGCATAGCACTAATTTATATCCCCTACACTCAAGGCATAAGCTCTACAGCTATAAAAGAGCGTATGCTTTTCAGGCGGTAGAATAGAGAACATTATGGCAATCACCCAAGGCTACGCCTCATTATCACAAGTTAAAAGTGCATTAAGAATCACGGATGCTGTTGATGATTCTTTACTGGAGATGGCAATCGAGTCAGGTTCAAGAGCTATTGATGGATACACTAACCGGAGCTTTTCGGCACTTGGTACAGCAACTAGAATCTTTACCCCAATGGATTATCTAATCACAGAGATTGATGACCTAATTAGCTTGACTGAGTTAAAAACTAAATCAGATGATGACGGAAGCTTTGACCAAACTTGGACCGCTAACGATTATCAGCTTGAGCCTCTAAACGGCAGAGTTGATGGCTTGCCTACTTCATACACTCACATCCGAGCTGTTGGGGATTACTTGTTTACCCAATGGGAAGGTGAAGCAACTGTACAGGTAACCGGAACTTGGGGTTGGGCAACAGTTCCAATCGCAGTAACTCAAGCTTGTGTTATTCAGTCCAGCAGAATTTACAAAAGGCTTGATAGCCCTCTAGGTGTCGCAGGTATCTCTGATATAGGAATTATGCGAGTCAGTAACCAACTTGACCCGGATGTCGCACAGCTTGTTAGCCCCTACCGAAGAATCAGGTTTGCATAGTGGCACTAATAAGCCAGCTAAGAACAGCTATTGCGACTAACCTCGGGACCATCGCCGGACTACGCACGAGCGCAGAGATGCCTGATAACCCGAACCCACCGATTGCCTTAGTCAGACCTACAACTGTTGACTACAACCAAGCCTTCAATAAGGGTCTTACGCTCTACCGATTTTCCGTTGTTGTCGTTGTTGGCAGAGCAGCGGAAAAGTATGCGCAAAGGTCGCTTGATGCCTTCTGCTCTAGCACAGGCACCTCAAGTATCAAGAACGCAGTAGAATCAGATAAGACACTTGGTGGTTATGCCTATGATTGCCGAGTGACTGAAATGACAAATTACACACCCATCCAAATGAATGAGGGCACTTACTTAGCGGCAGAGTTTGCTGTTGATGTATTTGCCGATTAGGAGAAACATAAATTGGCAAAATTTGTAGCAACCGACTATAAAGTCACCATCAACGGAACTAACCTCAGCACCTCGCTTGCCTCAGTTGAGCTTCCAATAGAAATTGATGAGCAAGAGACAACAGCCTTCGGGTCTGAGTGGAGAACGAGGATAGCAGGGTTAAAATCTGGCTCTATTACTCTTGAGTTCCACCAGGACTTTGCTGCTGGCGCACTTGACTCAATCTTGTACCCACTACTAGGAACCAACGCAACTGTTGTTGTAGTTCCAACTTCAGGAACTGTAACCGCATCGAACCCGAGCTATTCTGGTTCATTTTTGGTAACGCAATATACCCCCTACGCTTCCACGGTGGGAGACCTCGCAACTGTGAGTCTGTCGTGGCCGCTAAGTGGAGCGTTAACTAGAGCAACAGCATAGAGCCATGCAAATCCCTTTCAAAGTTGAGTTTGTAGATGGTTCTAAGGAATCAGTTGTTTGTGGCACACCGGACTTTATCGCCTTCGAGGATAAGTTCAACCTTGCTGTAACAACGATTCAAAAAGACCCACGCCTTACTTACCTTGCCTACATTGTTTGGAACGCCCTACGCCGCAAGAAGCAAACTGACAAGAGCTTTGAGGACTTTGTGGAATCCCTTGAGAACATCGAGGGTGACGACACAGACCCAAAAGTAAAGGAATAAAGGGACTGGGAGAGAAAAGCTCCCACCTCTTTATTGCAGCCTTAGCTTGTGAAACAGGGATTGCGCCATCGGTCCTAATGAATGAATCCGAACGGATGCTGTTTACCATGCAGATGTATCTGAAGGGTAAATCAGAAGCCATGAACAAGCGAAGGTAAAAAATGAAGATGCAACAATCAGTCGAGGTGTACGGCATTAGGGAAACCCTTGCCGAAATCCGCAAGGTAGACCAAGACCTATTTTTTGCTATTCGGGCACATATGAAGCGCACCGGTGACATCTTAGGTAATCGTGTAATTAATAGTTCACCGATGCTCGGACCAACTAAGGGATTTAGAAATCACCGAGGTCGCACAGCTTGGAAGCCGGGAACTTTTAAGACTGAAGTTTCAGGCCGTAATGCTCGCAGAGGCGTTACAGGTGCAACACCCTTACTATCTGTCAAGTTCGGCGGTGCAGCCCTCAACATCGCTGACATGGCAGGTAAGGTCAACAAGGTTCGCAAGTCAGAAACTAGCACCTACCCTTGGCGTGGCACTCGCCGTAAGCACACAGTAACCACTCAGGGCCAGATAATGATTTCTGCTTTGAAAGGCAGACCCTCACGCTACATCTGGTCAGAGGCTGAAGGTCAACTCCCACTTATCCAAGCAAGCGTGTTGAGTGGTGTTGAGGAATACATGACCGGTGTGAATCGCAAGTTACAAGTCACAAAGGATGCTGGCTAATGTCAATCAATATCAACATCCTCAGCAACTTCAATGGCTCGGGTTTTGACAAGCTCGAGAAAGAGCTAAAACGACTTACTACTCCGATGGAGAAAATCGGAGCTGTATCAAAGACCCTAGCCCCTGCCGCAATGATTGGTCTTACGGCTTTATCAGGTTTGGCTGTCGGTGCATTGAGAGCAGCCGAGGAAGCTGAGGTCGCTAACAACAGGCTTGACAGCGTTGCTCAATCAATGGGCTTGTTTGGTGCTAACACTAAAGGTGTAACCGACAGACTCAAAGCCTTTGCCGATGAAACAATGAAAAAGATTGCTGTTGACGATGACCTAATCAAATCAACACAGGCACAGCTACTAACCTTCAAGGAATTAGCCGAAACCGCTGATGTGGCTGGTGGTGCTTTTGACAGGGCAACAGTATCGGCTTTTGATATGGCAGCAGTCTTAGGTGGCTCGGGCGAAGAAAACGCAGTCCGACTCGGTAAGGCTTTACAAGACCCTATCTTAGGTCTAACAGCTCTACGCAGAGCCGGTGTTCTATTTAGTGATGAGCAAGAAAAGAGCATCAGGACTTTCGTTGCTGCTGGCGATACCCTAAGTGCCCAAAACATGATACTTGACGAACTTGAAACACAATTTGGTGGAGCTGCTGAAGCTACCGCAACCGATTCAGCAAGAATGAGTGTTGCCTTCGGAGAGATGGCAGAATCTATTGGTACTGCCTTGCTGCCAATCCTTACTACTGTCACACCATTGATTGTTGCCTTCTTTGATTATGTCGGTGAGAACTCTGGTGTCTTTACTGTGCTTGCCGGTATCTTCGCAACCTTGGCTGTTGCCATACTAGCTGTGAACTTTGCCATGAACTCTAACCCGATTGTTTTGATTATCACAGGCGTTGCTCTCTTGGTAGCTGGAATAATTATTTTGACCAATGAACTCGTCAAGCTCTATGGTGGCTGGGACAAGCTATTCAAAGACATCGGAGTTTTCTTAGCTAATTTTGTTGTTGCTTTTAGAACTGCCCTGGCAAACATCGGTGGGTTCTTTGCTGCTGTGTTTGAAACCTTGGGTGGTATCGCCAGAGGCGCACTCAATGGGGTGCTTGGCTTTATCGAGGGCTACATCAACTTCATCATTTCTGGTGTCAATGGCTTGCTGACTCTAATCAACAGAGTCTTGGGTGCTGGTGAGGCAATCGGAATTAATGTTCAGATACCGACAATTCCTACTGTCACTATCCCAAGGCTTGCCGAGGGTGGAATCGTAATGCCTAGACCCGGTGGAGTTCTCGCAAACATCGCAGAGGGTGGTCAGGCTGAGGCTGTTATTCCCCTTGGCAGACTCGGTGAATTTGGCGGTAAGCCGGGAAACACTTACAACATAACTGTTAATGGTGGAGTTGGCTCAGGCGCAACCATTGGCAAGTCAATCGTTGACGCAATCAAGGCCTATGAGCGAAGCTCTGGGGCTGTCTGGCAAGGTGCCTAATGGCAGCACCAGCAGTAAAGGTCGAGCTTGGTCTAAACCTTGGAGCAAGGGACCCAAACACATTCTTGCTTGATGATGCCGTTAGAGGCGTTTTAGATAATACGGAATACACCCTGAGTGGTGACAGATTCTTTAACATTACCGATAGGTTAATGTCTGCCTCAACAACAAGAGGTAAGTCGCAAGCACTAGACCGGATTGATGCTGGAACTATTGATTTTGTTGTCGATAACTCTGACAGAGTATTTGACCCACTTTATTCTGCTGGTCCATATTTTGGTCAGCTAATACCGGGCCGAGAAGTTAGAGTTAGCTGTAATGGCTATCCGGTTATCTATGGCTTTATTGATGACCTTGACATTGGCTACCAGCCAAACAATCGCTCTGTGGTTTCTATTCAATCCTCAGATGCGCTAAGTACTTTGACAATCAACAATCTACCTGCTGTAACTGTACCTGCGGAGCTATCAGGCGCAAGAGTTACGCGCATCCTTGACTTGCCAGAGGTAGCGTGGCCCACAGACAAAAGAAGCATTGACACCGGTAACACCGAGCTGAGCGATGTGGACATCACCGAGGGAACTCAAACTGTTAGCTATCTCCAGCTTGTAGGCACTAGCGAGGCTGGTCAGGTGTTTGTATCTAAAGACGGCAAGTTTGTTTTCAAGGCTCGTAACTCACCACCGGGTGTGATTGATGTTATCTTTACCGATGAAACATCTGTGCCGGGCTTTACGGCTATACCCTTTGCTGACCTTGCTGTTGTCTATGGGTCTGAAGAACTTTACAACCGAATAGTAATTAGCAACAACAAAGTTGTTCCAGATGAGGTGACGGCCGAAGATGCTGAGTCACAGCTTCTTTATGGACCACGCTCTTACACAGTAAACGGCTTGCTAAACAACTCAGCAACAGAGCTTCAGTTTCTTGCTGACTTCTTGTTGGCTAGATTCAAAGAGCCACAGTATCGTTTTCAAAGCCTCTCGGTTGTTCTTGATGTGCTAACAGAGTCACAGCAGAATGAGGTACTCGACCTAGAGATTGGCAATGTCGTACAAGTCAAGTTCACACCCTCCGGCATCCCACCGGCTATTGAGCAGTTTGTCAGAGTAATCGGAATTAACCATGAATGGTCTAACAACGAGAAGCGCATCAACCTATCGCTAGAGCGTTTGGACTTTAGCCTCTTTATCCTTGACGATGCTGTATTTGGTGTCCTAGACGATGACCGCTTGAGTTTCTAACTGCTAAACTACTAACACACAACTAAGGAAAACAATGCCAAGAAAAGTATTTACCGCTGGTGAAGTTCTCGCAGCAGCCGATGTAAACAGCTTCCTAATGGACCAGACTGTGATGAGCTTTGCTGGCACAGCAGCCAGAGGGTCTGCTATCGGCACACCTGTTGAGGGAATGGTCACATACATAGAGGACTTGAATCGGTATGACACATACAACGGCAGTTCGCATGTGCCGATGGGTGGGTTGACTCTTATCAAGACTCAGA